CCTGACGGTGGATAGTCTGAGTCAGAACGGGCGATTGTAGAAGTTGAGGCATGGCTTATGGGGGATTCTATACCACCATTGAGGGGTTCCAATCGGTCAAACGCACTGTCTAGACTGGTTAGCCATGCGTACATTCATTGACCTTTATCTCCAACATCATGTTGCGCAGTTGACCGTCGCACGCGAAATGACGGGCACGATCCACCACTATTTTGGCCCGCTCCACGATATCACCTTGGCCGACCTGGCGCCGCTCCAGATCGAAGCCTGGTTCCACGGGATCGGCGCCACGTCGCCCAGCATGGCGAATAAGTGTCTCTCGATTCTCCGCACGATGTTTGAGAAAGCCAAGGATTGGCGCGTCTTCATGGGCAATAACCCCGCGCAGCGTATCAAGAAATATAAGGAGACATCCCGGAAGCGGTTCATCCAACCCCACGAAATGCCCCAGCTCATGGCCGCGTTACAGCGGGAGCATGAAGAGACGCAGTGCTACTTCCTCTTGTGTCTATTGGTAGGCTGTCGTCGCACGGAGGGTCTCACGCTGCGTTGGCAGGATCTGGATCTCATCACCGGACTCTGGCATAAGCTGCATACAAAAACTGACCGAGCACAAACCGTGCCCGTACCGCTCGCCCTGCTTAGGCGTCTGAATGCCTTGCCGCGACGGAACGAGTTTGTCTTTGCGACGGCCAAGGGCCATTGGAGTACCTCGCTGGCCTTTGAAAGGTGGCAGGTCATTCGGACCGCCGCCGGCTTGCCCGATGTCACCATCCACGATCTCCGGCGCAGCTGTGCCTCGTGGATGGCCTGCAATGGCGAAAACTTGGCGATCATCGGGAACGTGTTGAACCACAGCGGGTTGGCGCATACGGCCGTGTACGCGAGACTCAATGTCTCGCCAGTCAGTCGTGCGCTGGAAGCTAATAGCCGGCGCATGCTAGGATCGGCGATTAAAACCTGGTAACCTGGGCCGCGCTCACCCGCCATGCCGCGCGGACGTTTCCCAACATAGTGAATGGAGGTGTCCATTGACTCGATTCATCGCACTCCTCATCCCTCTACTGCTACTCAGTGCATGTGCGGAAGCCCCGCCACCGATCTTCATGCAGGCCGAGATTGTAAAGAAAATTGTGATTGGGCAATCGACGGAGAATGACGTACAGGCCCTACTCGGACGACCCCAGCAGATCCAAACTTCTTTAGACCAGACAGGCGCTGCCACGCTCTGGGTCTATCAATACGTTCGGCGCGGGACCTACGAACTCGTGCCCGCTCTCCGTGAACAACTCAGCAAGCCCGCGCTGCATTCCATCCTCACGGTGCATTTCGATCAGGCGCATTTCGTGCAGAAAGTCGAACGGATGGATCAAGAGATCCGCACGCCAGAAGAGGGCGGTGTCCTGGTGCCGTTCTAACTGACCCACTACCCGATTTCCACCCATGAATAGCTAGGCTGGCATCCTAGCGAACCACGCGGCCCACTCGGCCAGATTGTGCCGTTCCGCCTCACGACGCCAGGCCGCGTCCCTGGCCTGCTCGGCCCGGTTCTGGAGGATCGCGGCGTCAATGCGATTCCCACACTGGATACATTTCCACCACCAGCAGGCACGTCGTCCAACGGGTTCGCGCAGCAAGAGACCATGGCAGCGCAGACAGGACATGAGTATAGGCCTACCAAAGCATTAGGGTTTCGCTGGCACGGGCGGACTCACCACGTCCTTGACGGCGTTCACGTTGTCTTTGGTATCGTCCACGAGTTTCTTCCCGAGATCATACACGGCCACGCCGGCATCCAGGACTTTCTTGATGATGGAGCCGCCATTATCGACGAGCGCGCCGCCATCAGCCCGGAGTTCGCCGATGAATCGTGGACAGCCGGTGAGCGAGAGCGCGGCGACGGCCGATAGCACTGCACCCACCACATATCCACCACGTTTCTTTTTCTTCTTCATGATCGTTCTCCTGGTTAAGGTTTCTCCCGGCACATTTCCAGCGCAGCCCGGAGTCGAATCACTTCATTGAAGAGATTTGAATGCTCCTTGACAAACGCCTTGCTCACTGACACGCAATCCGCCTCGCACTGCACCGTCGCATCAGACGACGGAACACTAAGGTCCGGTTTGCTGGTACAGCTCACGATACTGCCCAAAGAGAGCATCGCAAGCAGGCCAATCATTTTTGGCAATCGCGTCATTGATCCCTCGTCCAATTAACTTCAGTTTGTTTTCTCGCGTGAGTTCCTGGTAGCCGTTTTCATCGACGGCAAAGCCGAAGACTTTCGTGAGCAAGGTGGCGACCGCAGAGACAGGATCGGGCATCGGTGTTTTATCCTCTCTAGGAAGAGTGCGGATCTCGGTACGGGACTTTCTCGGCCAACGTCCCGATCTTCTCCTCGATCTTGTTGAGCCGATCCTTCAACCCCAACATCCCCTCCATGGCAGCCTTCATCCAATCTCCAATCCCATCCATACGTTTCAGTTCTACGGTTATGGAATCCAGCACCCGCAACAAAATGACGGGATCGAGCTGCTCACTCTCCGCGTGCTTGCCTTTCAAGGCGGTGATTTGTTCAGCGAGCGTCATGATGGATCTCCTTTATTCCGATACGCCGGGCGTTAGGACGTCGGGGGTACGTCATGCGCGGGCGCGTTGGTCCCACTGTTCGACACTTTGGCGTCCTTCGCTAGAAGATTCCCGATGCCTCCGAGTACCAACCCACCGAACAGGAAGTATTCCGGGAGCGTGTTAGGCATCCCCTGCGTCATCAGGATATCCCCGATGAACCCAGTCACACCCGATGCAATGGCTATATATCCGACCAATGATGTTCTCCATGATGCACCCATCACAAACCTCCCTTGGTTAACTACTTCTCCGGCCCCTTCCGCTCGTAGTACCCGCTGTTCGGACGGCCCATACTGCTGTAGTTCTGCGAGATCGAGTCCAGTTCACGGTCCAGCCTCGACAGTTCGCTCTTCAGTTTGTGATATTCTTCCTGCACGGTCTCAGGCGCTTTCCGCAGGTCAGGATACCTGGCCTCGATTATCCACAGACGTTGCTCTAAGGCAGCGTAGCGATCCGTCAGTATAGATTGTTCTAAGCGTTGTCCAATTAATAAAACATCTCCCCTCACTTCCGCCATCTCTGGGTCCGGGGCATGCACATAGCGCCCATCGACGAAGGTCGCGCCGCCGTAGAGCGCCCCAATCGCCGCGGCCGCCGAGGTGATATAGCCGCCGAGTTTAATCAGGTTTTCCATTACACCGCCAGTTTCAGACAGCGTGGACAGCGGCATTCCAACCGAAAATCCATGCTCCACGGGTACGCTTCTGCCATATCAAAGCCGATGCGATTGCGTTCAAGCTGGCATGCCTGTTGCGTCGCATAATGCTCCAACTCCTGGATGGTATTTATCGGCGGTCCAATGAAAATTATTAAAAGCAACCACATCAGCCTAGCTCCGTGGCGGATCGAGCTTCTCCCAGACCCGCTGCAAGTTGTCCCGGATGTGTGTGAACTCCTGGTCGTCATGGGTTTGGTGGAGTTCCATCCACGTCTCGCTTTTCCCCAGCCGCCCGTTGATCGTCGCCAGGTGCGTGGTGATGTCGCCTAACGCCTTCAAGGTTTGATCGTTCGTGGAGACCAAGCGCAGTACGCCCCACCAGACGACCACGCCGACACCCACGACCGAGAGCAACACCAGGCCTTCGAGTAACGTGGGACTCATACCGGCACCGCCTCAACGATGTGATTAAACTGTACATACCATCGTTTCCTCGCCTCACTCATTTTTCTGCGTGACTCATCTGATACTGGATGACCCATATGTGATGCACGCATTTTCTGACGTGTTTCCAGGGTGTGTTTCCGTCCCTTCATAGCAGAAACATATGTGGCCATTCGCTCGACAGAGAACTTCCTACCCTTTTGTACCGCACTTAACTTTGCTCGATGCTCAGGTGACAACGGCTTCCCTCGAAAGGCGACCCCGATGTTTGTTCGATGCCCAGGCGTGAGCTTCTTCCCAAGATTCGCCGCACGAAGTTTGGCGCGACATTCTTGAGAGATCACACGGCCTCTCCCAGCCTCGCTTATTTTGGCTCGCGTAGCAGCAGAGAAGATCCTTCCCTTCAGGGATGCACTGAATTTAGCGACGGCTTCAGCAGTCGGCTTATACCTGAATCCTGTGCGAGAATCGGCGCTCTTTGTGAGATTGAAGAGAGGAAGCTCGTTCTCGTGGTACGCATCAATGAATGCCTGTTCTTTCACGGTGAGGCTAGTCTCTTCACATTCGACCAACGGCTCAAAGATAAAGGCTACGTCACCATGCTTATTCCAAGAGGCTTGAAGATGCCTGTTTATATGATCGTTACGTTGAAGTGACCGCCGATGCCCGCGCAATCTGTGCTCAACGGTCACCGATGAACCAATGTACGTTCTGTTGGTTACGGTGTTCACGATTCTATAAATCCCTAAACTCATATGCTGACAGGCTCCACTGTATGAGCAAATTGCGCGTGGATAATTCTCAAAGAACCTTCCCTGGTCAAGATCAGTTGCAATCCCAATTCGACCGGCAAGGTCTCAATCGTGTGCTGAATGCGCAGGACCGCCTGCTCGTCGATCTGTCCACTTTCAAAGCGTGGGCACTGGATGTCAAAGGCGTCCCCGCGACAATGCGGAAACTGCGCGAGCTGGCCGGCTTGCTGCGCGATCAAGGTATCGTAGAACCCTAGGGCCATGAGCTTCTCTGAGGATGTTCTCTCTGGATTCCGTGCCATCCATATCTTCAACTGCTGCACCATCTCCTGATTTCTATAGGTCTGGCCCAGCCAGTCCACCCCATAGCGGATCGTGTTCACCGCCATCGCCCGCGCCTGCCCCATCGCATCACGCCGTCCGGACGTAAAGATCACGTCAGGATGCTCGGCCAGGACCAGTTCGGCGGCCCGCCGAGCATTGGGGGAGAGGTGCATCTCATCGACGGTCAGCCCCATGGTGTCTCTTTCTCCAACTTCTTTCGGCACCGTGGCAATAACGGGACCAGGGCATGGCACATCCTCACCTCACGGCAACGCATCCCATTTCTGCTTGAACAACGTCTTCATCTGCAGCACCGTGAGATTCCCGACCTGCGCAATGCACAGGGCCAGGGCCTTCATACGCTTATCAAGCTGGTCGAGGTCCGACTGATCGATCGGCGGATCAGGCAGAGGTGGAGGCGGAGGCGCTGCGGCCACCCACCGATCTAACAGAAATTGATATGGGGCGAAATCGGCAAGCGCCACGTTCTCTCGCCGTGGCTTGCCGTATTCGACATCCCCGTCCGCGCCGTCCCATTGAATGGCGTGGATGCCAGGCTCAAGATCTGACACATCAACCGTGCGTGCCTCGCCGTCCACGATCACCTTAGCATCATCCACCACCACGCTAATCCGCATGAAATCCTCCTGCGTCCACAGGCGTACACAGTAACTCAGGAGCGGTAAAGTCGGTCTGTGCAGTAACGCGGGCTGCGACGACGCGGTTGCGCAACGACTCGACCGCCGCGGCCCCTTGGCGCACTTCCTTGGCGTTCTCGATCAGCAAGATCGGGAGCCACCGCACCGCGCAGTCGTACTCGTCGATCTCCTGCCCGGTCTGCGGGTGCGTGCCGCGCAGCTGCGTCCAAAAGAGGCAGTCGAATTGTTTACAGGTGCCTTGGATGAGCGGGCAGAATGTGGGTTGCGGGCGTTGCATCTTAATCCTTCGTGGCTAGAATGATGTCTACGTACTGTAAGTCTATCGTAAAATTATGCGTATGCCCGCCGCCACCGCCGGCGGAATCCGTAGTGCCGGAATCAACAGGCGCTGATTGGAATGCCCCACTCCCAACAAAGCCACCGGCGGTAGCGGTGAAATGATTTTGTACGTGCATGTGCGCAGGCATTTCCGCAGTTGTCAACGTGTGGGAAGCTGTCGTAAGGCCGGCCCCGAACACGCTGGTGAACGCCGTGGCCCCACCAGACCCCACCGCCCCGCTCACGACCCGCAAGGCCTTATCGTTGTGCGTCGCGTTCTTCGTCCACCCGATCGGGGCGGTGGTCTGCTGAAAGAGCGCAATCGTCCCAGGCTCACCCGTCAAGAGATCATCGTGCATGGCCTTGGTCCACGCCAGCACCATGAGGTAGGTCTTGCCCGCCGTGTTCTTTGTCGTGGCGCTCGTCCCTTCCTGCGCCCGCGTGATGGTCAGGGTATCCGTGGCGCGCGCCGTGCAGCTCACGATCTCCACCAGCGGGTCATCGGATGGGTCACTGTAGTCCGTGCTGTTCCACCAGACCAAGGGGAACGGGAACGTGGATGGGAGCTTCGCCCCCGAGCCGGACACGAGCACGATCGAGGTGGCGGCGGCATCGTAGCCCTGGTTGACTTGAACCTTGCCGAAATTCGTGACGGGTTTCCGTGCCATCTAGAAGTGACTCCGTTCTGGCGTGCTCTTCATCAGCGTTTTCCAAAAATTGACCCACGGGACACGCACCTCGCCGGAGTTGGCCTTAACGCGGTAGCGATACTTGGGACCAGTCGTATACAGCGCGTCCCAATCCACTTCCGTCACGAGAAAGGTCCCAATCACGGCCAAATCGGGGAAGGTGAGGGTGATGCGCTGCCCAGGGCGCAAACCATCGCGGTCGGTCTCGAAACTGACCTCCGTGTCCAGCTGGGCATATCGATTCAAAAGGCCATCACCTTTCGCGATGGCTTGTGCCGTGGTGGCTGCAGCATCGTCGGACTCGAATCGTTCATAGCGCCCGCTGCCACCCTCCACCCCTTGGCGCTCCGTAATGGCTGCCGTATCCGTGCGCGTTTCCAGAATGCCAGTCGCCCCACGAATGATTTGCACGTTCCGGTATTGATCACGCGACCGGCGGGCCCGCACGGTTCGGACCGTGCTATTAGTATTGGATGGATGAAACGGAGCGGTGGATAATTCATTGGGATGAAAATCCAGAACCTTATACGGCGAGATGCTCCAGATGTGCCCTGAAATATCACTCAGGTCATCCAGCACTTGGGCCACGCTCTTATCCACAATGTCATAGGTGGTGAGGGTGGGGCCAGCGGTAGCGGACACGGAAATCGCGTCAGCGGCCAGATAGGTTGCCACTAAATCGCTCACGATGGCCCCCGCGGTTTGGCCGGAATAGCTTCGCGAGGTAATAAAGAATCGTTGAGGGATGAGATTGTAGTCCAAACAATCTGTGTCGATCTCGTCCCACTCCTCATCGCGCTCCAGCAGTTGACGCTCTTGCATCTGATCCACCGTCCCCGCAAACCGCTTAATTGATCCAAGAAACAACTGAATCGTCTGCCCGACACTCGGGCGCCAAGACGAAGGCCGCTTGATTAAAAATGCGAGCGCAGCTGTCGTGCGCCCATTCAGCACCTCACTCAACCGGACCGCACCCGCCGCGATGCGTGCGGTCACGTTCTCGCCGTTGACGGTCACAATCATGGCCGTCGTGATCACGCCGGCCACCCCCGATGCCAACTGCCGTGAGCCGAAACTAAACGCGCCAAACATCAGGCCCCTCCCGCATACAGTCGCGCCACGCGCGGCAGACCTTTGATCACGGTGCGCAACAAGACAGCCTCGCCCAGTTGGACAATGATCGTCTGCTGCTCCCCGCCGCCCCCCATCCCGAAGGCCTCTTGCAGAAACGCCGCGCCGCGCTGGTTTAATGGGATAATGGCTTCCGGGCCGTGCAGGGTCGCTTGGGTCCCGCTGCCGAAGTCCCCGATGCCGCCTTCTTTAAAGCCGAGGTTGCCGGTGGCGGCGAGGGCGGCTGCAATGAGGGCGATGCCCACTAAGATGGCCCCGGCCCATGGAATCCCGAATATTGTCGCTGTCAGGGCCGCCGCAATCGCGCTCAGCACGCCCATGACAAAAGTGCCGATAGCAGTCACAGTCGCGACCATCGTCGCCACAATCGCTTCGAACCCCGCCAGTGTCCCGGCGAAGAATCCAAGGATCGCGGCTGATGCGCCTGCCCATATCCCCACCGTCGCCGTCGCGGCCGCTGCATCGCCCGAAACAATGGCGGCATTCGTCGCCGTCTTGAGCCCCACCTTGGCCGCTTCCGTCGCCGAGAGAATGCCCATCTCCACCGACGCTTGGAGCGCCCATTGCGCCGCCAATTGCACGCCGGTATTGAGCGCCCCCTGAATGATTGCCACCTGCGTGGCCTCCCAAGCCGCCTTCGCAAAGTTCCCGCCCTTCACAATGCTATTAGCAATCCCGCTCGTCCAGGTATTGATAATTAAGCCGACCGAGAAGGCATTACTCGCCACAATATCTTGCAGTTGTTGCTGCCAGAAGGTTTTCACTTGCAGGCCTGATCTAATACGTTTGGTATCGGCGTTGACCTGCGCCACCCGAACCTGATTGATCAGTGACGCTTCTTTCGCAGCGGATTCTTCTTTGAACCTGAGCAGGTCGGCCTGACCTTTGGCATCAGTTGTGAAGGCCGCTGCCTTTGCTGCTATATACACCCGATAATTCTCAAGCATTCGTGTCGTATTATCCTGCTCGAACTTGCCCATATTCATAATCGCTTCTTGCTGGATCGTGGCAAATTCTCGCGTAGACAAGATGCCAAAGGCGTGCTTCTCTTCCAATTGAGCCATATAATTAGCTTGCTCTGCTTTCGCTAACCGATCGGCATCGTTGAAGGACGATTCCATGGCGCGCAATTGTGCGTCGTAAAAGGCCTGCTGCTGCGCGGCCACCTTCGCCGTATCGATTAACGCAGGGGGCTGCTTCCGTGTATCGCCGGTCGGTGCGACGATCTTAGCCATCTCAAACGCCATCCGTAGTCTCGCCACTTGCTTGTCCGACTCCGCCCCGATGAAGGCGAGCGTGGCCAGCGTTTGTGTCCAAGCTTCGGCAGAGAAGACCTTCGAGGAGAACATGATCCCGGAAAGTTCTTGCATCTGCAGGCCGAAATGCAGGACCTTTGTGGCCAGCACATCCCACGCCAGCCCGAACTCCGCCGCTTGATTGACTCCGATCACCATCAGATCCTTCAGCAGTTCTGTGATGAACTTAATATTCGGCGCGAGGGAGACGCCGAGCTGTTGCCCGAAGCGTTTGTAAGCCAGTTGCACATCGTCAATTTGATCGTCCATGTCTTTGAGTACCGCAATCTGCGATGTCGAGAGGGTGTCGCCTAAGTTCTTGGATGCAGCCCCCAGCGCATTCATCCCTTTTTCTCCGTCTTGAAACATCTTCAACGCCTGCTGCCAGCTCTTCCCTAACAGATCCGTCATGATGGCGGTCTTCCCGAATCCATCAGCCAGATTCCCGGAGGCCACCACGATCTTACGAAGCAGATCATCTGTGCTCGTAACCTTCCTGATATCAATACCCAACTGCACGAAGCGGGCACCTGCCGTGCCGGTGCCTTGCTTCGCCTGATCGAGACTCTGCGCGACATTCTTCAGCATGACGGCCAGATCCTGCCCGCTCAGGCCAGCCCGATTGAGCATCACATCATATTCCTGGAGCCGATCAGTATTGATGCCCGTGGCCGTCGCCAACTGATCCAATTCTTCCGCTTGTTTCCCTGCGGCAATCGTCATGGCCACGGCACTCGTCGCCACCGCGACGAAAGCAAAGGCCGCCGCTTTCCCAATTTGTTCCAGGCCTCGTTGCATTTGTTTGGCCGAGCCGCCGAGATCGCTGAACGCCTTCTGCAGGCCGCTCGCGTCCGCGCCGATCTTGACGATGAGGGAGCCGATGTCAGCCACGGGGCGTCCTCCCGAACATCATGGACAGCCGGTCATGAATCTCTTGGGGGGTCATGGTCTTCACGGGCTCCGGTGCGCCGAACGTGGGCATGAAGTCAGACGGCCTGAACTGATGCCCCTTCTTCGCGTGAATGTTCGCCATGGTGCTCGCCACAATCGCTGCTCCGAGATCGATGCGGTGCGACCCGAACGGATCGAGCTGGTAGTACGCCGCCCACTCCGCGATCTCATTGGACGAGATCGAACACAGCAATTCCTCGACTGTGCGCCCTAGTGCGAGGGCGAGCCGGAAGAGGAATTGACGGTCAGGGCGGCCACGGAGTTTTTTACTTTCTGCTCCAGGTCCTGCGGTCGAAGCGACGAGAGCCGCTGTGCCACGTCGAAGATCCGATCCAGGGCCGCGGCGTTCTTCTCGCCCAAGGCCGGCACATCCTCTTCGGAATAGAGCAACTCCCCCGCTTCATTGCAGACGGTCAACGCCAACAGCCGCGCCCGCGTGTTGTCGTGGACCAGCTCCACGTTGCCGTCGGCTTTGATCCGCACGCGTGAGCCTTCGAACTGATCGCGCCCCTTGCCCTGCAAACTCCTCACATACACCGTTCCGCCCCATTCCGGCACAAACACCGATTCAATCTGTACATCGATGGCACCGAGCATCTGCTCGCGCGTCAAACTGCCTTTGCCTGTGACGTCCATAGCGCACACTCCTCTCGTTCGTTGAGGTCTCAACGACTCATTGCTGCCTGCTCGGTCAACCAGGAATACGCACGACGGCGAAACTGATCCCCGTCGTCGAACCCTTCAGGAACACCTTCCCGCCGCTCTGCTCCCACCCTGGCTTACTGCCAAACCAGAAGGCAGCATATTCGCCGATCGTCATCGCGTAGGTCGTGATATCGCCCGTCCGATTTTGCCCATCGGCTACACTTTCCAGGGTGAAGGTCAGCGTCCCGGAGCTGGTCACGAGAAGCAGTTCTCGGCCGGTGAACGTGAATTCATCGAAGTTGACGGCATCGCACGCCGTAAAGACAAAATCCAGACTGTTCGCGGCCGGTTGGAGCGTGGGATACGGCCCCTTCGGGTTGATGATGGGTTGTGTCTGCCTTACCATAACTCCTCCTTCTCAGTACGACAAAATAATCAACGGTGCCTCTGCGTGCTTGATCTATGCCGGGAATGTCGGCGCACCGGTCAAGGTCACGGTCATGTCGGCTTCGAGCACACCATCCGTCTCCGCCTTCGCCCCGAACGCCGTGATGTAGCCCTCGAAGAGCCATTCCGTGAGTCCGACATCCGGAAACACAAATTTGAACTTCGTCTTGATGCGTCCGGTGAAATCCGCAAGCAACGCCTTATGGCCTGATGAGGCCGGGACAAGATTGATCGCGAAGGTAATTTCTCCTGGATCGAGCAGGCTCGAAATCTTCTCGCGCCACGCCCCAGCCGCCGCCGAGGAATGCGTCGTCACGTCGATGATGTCGCCCTTCATCGACGGACCGCTCATGGATTTGACCTCAGCCACCGTGGCATAGGTGCCCGACGCGGGCGCGGTTTCGCGCTTGAGTAGTGTTCCGTAGGCGGGGATTGCTGCACTGGCCATGATGTCCTCCTTCACAGGTTAGGCTTAATGATGCCGTACAAATGCCGAATGATCGTGGTCCATAATTCCTTCGTCTCTGGTGCCATTCCCATTACACCTGCGCGTAGGGGTTGGTCCGCACATGCTCATAGACCACTTCAAACCGCACCCCTTTCGAGAGGTGCGGCTCGACGGCTTCCAGCTCCGTTTCCAGATAGTTCGGCGGATCGGTCTGAATCGCCAAGCCGTCCCAGGTGCGGTTCTCTGCCACACACCGTTCGATATCGGCGACCAAGCTATTCAAGATCTCACCACCGCTCCGTGGATCCGCCAGTTCGTCGTGCCGGGTAATGGGCACCAGCACCACTTCCATGCGCCGACGGACTGAGGGATACACGGATTGGCTCAATTCCACGGTGCATTCCCCTTCCTTGACGACGATGGTCGGCATGACCGCCGTCTCGACCCCGCTCAGATGATACCGTTGCACGGAGGCAATCGTGTTGCTGTACCCGTTTGTTACCGTGATCTGGCCCAGGGCGGCCGTGATCTTCTTCACGATTTGCTCCTGGACGCTGTCAGCCATCCTAGAATCTCCCCACGCTCGCCAGCCCCTTCCGCAACGTCACTTCCGTCGCGCGCTTGCCTGCGTCTCCCACCTTCCGCAGCATGGCCGGCGCTTCGGCGTGGACCTGCTGCCGAAACTTCAGTCGGGCCGGAATCACCACTTTGTCGGTCACGGCCACAATCGGCCCACGGCCCTTCGCATGCAGGTAGAGCTTGCCGCTTCCCTTCGCGGTGATCGTCATGCCCTTCTCATGGACGTGCAGAATGCGGGAGATCCCGATCTTCCCGCCCAACCCTTGCAAACTCTTCCCACTTACAAACGTAAAGACATTCTTACCCTTCCCGAGCACACCCGCCTTGATCCCCGGAGGCCCATGGAGTTGCGTGCGAATAAAGTTCTTGCGGATTCGTTTCAAGCCCCGACTTAACTCCCCGCGCATAAACCGTAACTGCACCTTCGGCGTGTCCACGACGGCCTTGAGGAAGGCCGGCAAAGCTGGGATGGATAGCTGGACGAGGCCTGTTCCCATTATCGCGTCTCCCTTTATCTACAGGCCTCCCACACTCGCGCTTCCCACTTCATCCATTCATACGAAAAATTCCGCCACTGCCCTGCGGTCATGCTACTTGGCACCTTCGGGGCCATCGGCTCCCGCGCTAATTCGTCTGCACATCGGTCGGGACTGCCGGGGCCTTCGTATCGAAAGGGACGGCCACACTCAGCCCTGATTCGTTGCCTGAAGTGTCCACCGCCGTCACGGCGACGGTGCCTTCGAGATTCACGGGCAACGTCCAGGACGGGCGCACTCCGATGGCTGTTTGCGGGATCGTGGCGGTCACGGTCGTCTTCGTTGGCACACAGCCAGCGGGCTGACAGGCGTAGACTTTATAACTCGCAACGTCTGCTTCTGCGTTCCGTGCCCAATTGGCGTTTGTGGCGGCACTAGCCCACCCGACACAACTCAAGCACAGGACCAGACTGCTGAGAATGATGATGCTCTTCATGGATGTCCTCCTTGGTGAATTGATATCGACACACGGCACAGAGACCATTGCGAATCAGTTTCGGCACGGTCACGTCTCCGCAACAGGGGGCAATGACATGGTAGATCGACATGGCGCGTTTGGTAGCTGAGTCGCCACAGTGGCAGGTCGGGCAGTGGATCATTGTATGCGCATCCCACCAGAGCCACGGAGGCCTCCAGCCAACACACTAGACGAGGCAACACCGCCAGTAAATCCGATCTGCGCACAGGAAACGGGCACCCCGCTGCGAATATGCACGTTGTCTTCGTACCGGAACGTCACTTGAATCGTAGGTGGCTCTCCAAGGCCTTGATTAGCATTGGCATAATTATTCCACGTAATTCCGTCTACGCCCCCTGCTGTTCCGAATGACAGTTGATTAAAGTTGATCCCGGAAATGTCCGTGATAAGGGTTTCGGTTGAGGTGCCCGGCTTCTGTATCCACTGTCGAATCCGCCCGTTACTCATCGTGGTGAAATCCAGGTCGGCACGAATACACGCCCAGGTACCGAGTGGCCAATCCGTCGATTGCACATAGCTGGCGGTGCCGTGGTATTGGACATAGACGTTATCGAACGTACAATTGATTGTGCCGGAGGTCGTGACAGCACCAGCAATGGCGCTCGGACAGGACCCACTAACCAAAAAGTAACCGTAAAAAGGGAACGAGTCGTTTGGCCCCGCTTCCCCAAACCCTGAAATGGCGTCTCGGATCGCCCCACCGTTGCCGGACCATTCGTTCCACTTCCATGCGCTTTCGGTGATGCGCGAGGTATGCAGATTCGTGGGCAGGGCCACTGCGTAGGTGATCCCGATATGTTTGGTGGCCGTCCAAAACTTATCACCCAGGATCGAGCCAGTAGATCCCACCGCTACCCGATGCGTGAGGCTCGCGTTCCCGTCGAAGATGCCATTGCCACCGTCCGCAGTATTGGTGGGCACGGTCAACGTGCCTACCTCAGCAGTAAAATCGGAGTCTTGCGTATAAATCCCCATTACAGGCGTATAGGCGTTCGCCGTCCACAGATTCGCCGCCTCCCACGTTTTCATGCCATGACAGAGTGCTTCACCACAGACCACCCCAAGAGTAGGACTCGTTGGCTGCCCACCTGCCCAAATGGCATTACTCAAGCCATTGCCATAGAGATGATTCCAATACGAGTTGTAGCCACGATTCGGCGCACCGCCCCAACCCGTTTCATCGTACCAGGGGCCATAGGCTGCGGTTCCTCCACTCCCACGGGTCGAAGCGGTTGTTACCCCGTACCCTGTATTCTGTCGCATGGTCGGGGCTTCAAAATCTTCGCAGACGAGAAGGAGTGGATCAAAAAAGACCCCCGCAGCGGGCACCACTTTGTCGCAGTAACAATTCGTGCCAAAAGTGCAGGGGGCGGCGCTCGCCTCACCTGCCATTAGAAACAGCCAGAGACAACTACCAATTCCAATCAATGCAAGTTTATAGCGAAAGATGGTGGTCATTGAGATTGCCTCTTCCGAAAGCCAAACGTCTCAGCACCCCCGCCCGCCGCCGCTTTCAGTGCCACGCCACTGATGGCCCAGGCAGTGATCGCCGAGATGTCGTCCGTCCAACTCATCGTCACTGACGGTGCTCCTGGCTCAGTGCTCGACCCCAACCGATTAAAATTCGATGCGAAACCTATAGCGACTCGTTGCGTCTGCCCCGCCCCCGCTTGTAGCACGGCGGCGCTGTCTATCAGAGTCGCGAACAGGCAATCCACGATCAAGTCGTCTGTGGCCCCACTCACATTCACCGTAGGGAGTGCGGACGCCCCAGTGGCGTTCGCGCGTGTTCCCACGGGCGTCGTTTGATGCACTCCTGAAGCCGTCAGCGCGAAGGCCGCCCACTCATCTGCGGCACTCAAGGTCACTACCACATTGTTTGCTCCTGTGGCGGGAGCAATCAATCGATAGAAACTCACGCGTAGGCCGTTGCCATCAAAATCCGCCGTGCCGATAGGCGTAGCCAGGAAATCCACTCCGGCGTAGGTGCCCACGTCTACGGTTGTGACGGTAGAGTGCACCACGCCCACGGCCATGGCGCGATTCGCGTTGGTCGTCGTCGTGTGGCTCCACGTCTGGGTGGTGTCCACTTGAGAGCCACTGTTGGTGACGGCGTCGAAGACCACCTCCGCCGCCCAGCTTTGCAGGGGCAGGAGGAGCGTGAGAAGCAGGTTGAGGAGCAGAACGAGTCGTTTCATTAGATCGCCTCCCTTATCACTATCTCCACCCCGATCAACCGTGCTGTTGCGGCTAAGGTGTCAGAAGCGTGGGCAGAATCCCGCTGGATCTTCAGGTGCAGAAGTTCGCCAGCGGCACATCCTGTAACCGTGACCGTCGTGATTGCAGCATCGTTAGTTTGATTCGTGGTCCCCTTGGCCGTATCCGTGATAGTCGAGGCGGTATTGAACGCCGGATCATCTGTCTCTGCATCAGCAACGCAGATGGTCGAGAGTTGCCAGACGACATCACCAGTGGTCGCTGTAGTCAGCCATTTGATATTCGCATCGACGGTACCAGTCCAGGTCGAGGGAAGTTTGTGCGTGAGCTGCGCAGACAAGTTAGCAGAGTCAGCGAAATCGAGGACGCCCTTGATTGTGTTCGTACCCGCGATAACTGCTGCAACTGCGCCACTAGCTGCAGGGATATCCCAGATTGGGCCTGCGGTGGCACCATTGGCACCAGCAGCTGGATACCAATACCGTCGTGGGACCGTGATGACGTTGCCCGTGCCTTCAGCGTCGAGTGTCGTCCCGGTCAGCGTTTTCGTCCCATCCGTTGTCGTGAAGCCGCCCGCGCCGTTCGTGGCATTGCCCAATCCTGTAGCGACCCCAGTTCCAAACGCGGTGATGCCGGTTCCACCATTGGCTACCGGGAGCGTTCCTGTCACACCCGTCGTTAACGGTAATCCGGTCAGATTCGTGGCCACGCCACTCGTGGGAGTGCCCAGAAGCGGTGTCACCAAGGTCGGGCTGGTGTTCATCACGAATGTCGTGCCCGTCCCAGTTTGTGCCGCCACGGCGGTTGCGTTCCCAGTTGAGGTGATCGGCCCAGTGAGGTTGGCATTGGTAACCGCTGCCCCAGCAGATGTGCCATAGGCCGCGTATTGGAGGGCCGGGGTCGTTGCGTTATCACAGTACTGCAGCGGCGTCGTATGCACCTGCATTTTGCCGTTCGTGCTGGCCCCACAAGTGAGCGCACCAGCAGCCAAGAAGGCTTGTTCTGTAGAATCTGTTGTGAGCGTGACAGTCGCATTCTCAGCCCCGCCACCAGAGGAAGTGATTCCTGCACCGCCCGTGATCCCGGCAACATAAGCGCCAGTCGTACCAGTTGCCAAGGCCACTGCATCGGCATTCACGCCACTGGCGGTAATTGTGCCTGATCCTGAGGTGATGAGTGAACCACCCGTGCCTACGACCATCGCAGCAGTGGTATTCGTTCCGCCGGTGATCGTATCGAACGACGGCGTGCCCCCAGTGGTATCAAGATCCGTCGCACTACCGTTTGTACACTTCTTGAGTTTGTTCTCGGACAAGTCCGCAAAGATGTTGTAATTCCCAGCAGCACAGGTAGGATTGGTGTCCGATTCGTCAAATTCAATCCCAAGGTTATCGGTGACCAATTGCCCGGTGAGCGTCCCTCCGACCAGGGGCAAGTAATTGCTAACGGTGATCGTGTCGGGAATCTGCGCATCTGTCGCGGACCCAGAGAGGTTCGAGAATGCGGGTTGCGCGCATTCCCCAACCCCAGTGGCACTGACGCCGAGCGCGAAGTTGTTCCCGGAACAATTTCCGCCGTTCGCCGCTAAGGCCGTCGCCGTGGCAATGTTCCCTCCCGTGGTGGCGTAGATGACCACGGACCCTGCATTCTCGTGGCTTTTCAACAAGGAATCAGCGGAATCAACATATAGATTGTGTTCTCCGGCGGCTACTCCGGCACCTGGTGCGGTACCTTCAAGCAGCGTTACAACGCCGACCCCAGCAGTCCCCGCTACAAACCCTCCCGCACAGGTCAGTTGATCGGAGTCATTGATCGTGCAACCGCTGGCTTTGAGTGTGGATCCCCCCGTGCTATCAGCACGAGGCACGGCATTGTTCGTGGTGCCGACGGTGCCGCCGATCCCGGCCCCTGTCGTGTCCAGATCACTGGACACGCCATTGGTGCATTTCTTCAACTTGGCTTCTGAGGTATCCGCGAAGATATTATAGTTCCCCGCTGCACAGGTTGGGTTGACATCACCCTCCGTAAGCTCGATGCCAAGGTTGTCCGTAGTCAGCAAGCCCGTCATCGTGCCACCGGCTAAGGGGAGATAATTTGATACGGTGATGGTGTCCGGGACATCGGCATCTGCAATGGCCCCGCAGGTTAGATTCCCACTGGCGGCAATGGCGTTGGCAAATTGATTCGCTGCACAGTCTGTGGGGTTGGCAGCCAGGGCTGTGGCCGTCGCAATGTTTCCGTTGGTCAAGGCCACAGTACCCGTTGAGGCGGGCAGAGACAAGGTGACGGTGCCCAGCGCGCCCGTGACCGGTGCCACGGTGATTGTGCCACTCGTGGCATTCTTGAAATCAACTGAGCCGACAGCAGTCCCGGCGACCCCTACTGTCACCTTGCTGACCCCATCCGTGAGAATCCCTGCCACCACTTTGGTATCCACGGTACCGGCCCCCAGCACCACTGAATTAGCGGTGAGGTCGCCCCCAACGTTGGTGACAGTCCCAGAGCCCGCCGCAACGGTACAGCTTTCGACGGCTCCTGACGCATCGACCCCGAGTGGGTATTGCCCTGCCGCACAATTCGCGCCATTCGCAGCCAAGGCGGTCGCGGTGGTAGCTGGTCCGCCCTCCGTGGTACTTGCGGCATACCCGCCCGTGGTATCCGTGCCCAATGCCACGCTGTCCACTTTGACATTGGCGGTGACCACGTTCGCGGTATTGACAAAATCAATATCGCCTGCCGAATCGAAATTGGGATCAACGACGGCCACGCTATCGACCGACACTGCATCCCCACCAGCCGACCCCGGACACGCTTGCCAGGTGCCGGTGCCTGGCGCGGTATTGAGCACGCAATCATTCACGCTGCCGCCAGCCGGGAGGCCACTCCCGCCACCCTGAATCATCGCACTTTCCACAGGGGCCACGAAGAGGAGACACACACTGAGGAACCCTCCGATCCAGAGTCGTGTCATAATGCTTCCTCCGTGCAGGACACCGTCACATTCGCCCCCTCCGAGATCATGTAGACGGCGCCGCGTGCTTTGATTTCGATGGACGTGCCCGCCGGGAGGCGCTGCCCCGTCGTCGCCGTCACCGCACTATCGCCCCAGCGGACGTGGACCGAGGCATGGTTGTTCGTGCAGGAGAGGGCCATCCGGAAGGTGTTTTCCACCGCCACCAAGGTCGCCGTCCCCGTCACGGTTACATCGATCTTCGGGGTCACCACAAAGTACTTCTCGTCGGCCCAGGCCTGGCCTAGCCCGATGAGCAACGCCAGGACGACCAGGCTCCATCGTAGTGTGGACATGTGTACCTCCTAGCTCTGCACCAGCACGAGAAAGGCGCCGCCGCCGCCGGCCACGCCGTCGTCTTCTTTCAGCACTGTCTGCACGATGAAGTCGGTCTCCGCCGCATCACTGAGGTTCTTCTTGAACAACACATGATCTTTATGTTCGGCGATCGCGGTCACCCCATCGGTGGCATCGTTCGCGATCAGCAACTGGCGTGTGTTCACGCCGTATCCGTGGCCGTTCGTCTGCTGCACCTGATGTGAGGGGCGATCCCGATCGACGACCACGCGAATGACCTTCGCCACCCCTCCTGCGGGCGTATAGGTGACGAGCTCCCCGCCCAGTTGAGTGATCAGGTTGACGGTGTCAGTCGCCATTGGCGGGCACCGGCGCAGCCAGGCCGTTGCGCACATGCGCGGCCACGCGATGCTCGGGCCAGCCATCGATGTTCGGGCTGATGACCATCCCCGCAGGGCACCGCGCGCCCTTCGCGCTGATACTGTCCGTGGTCAGTGCGATCACGACCGTCGGCGCGGGAGTGGAGACATGGACAGCCGTGGATGGGACCGTTCTCGCCTGCGGGACAGGACTCGCCGTTTTCTTCTTTGCCATGGGCACCTCGTTTCACCGGTCAGACGAACGCCTCTGGATGGAGGCGCCCGCATATATTCAGAATGCCGCGCCTTAGCTCAACGTGGCACGAATCGCGTGCTGCCACATGCCGTAGCCGACGTTGGTGATCTTCTTCACCCCGTAGAGGTGCTCGTTCTCCTTGAATTCGTGCTCCGAGCCCTCGGCAATCGCGCTGATGGAGATGCCTTCTTCGATTTGCTCAATGAAGGGCTTGGTGCGCCCATCGGCACGGAACACCGCGAACTGATCCGTGGCCGTGAGGCGCGGATTGACCGCCACCTGTAACGTCATGCCCATTTTCATCAGCGTGTTATCGACAGATCCGGAACCCGTGTTCAGTTGATTCGCCGTGACCGCCGCTTGCGCGCTCCCCCACATATTCACCGGCGTCATAATCAGGAACTGCCGCGCCAACTCATTGATCGGCTCCCCCTGATCGTCTTTGAAAGTGAAGAAATGCTGCAGGACTGACAGAATGGCGTCCGCCATTTCTTTCGCCGTGGGGACTGCGGGGTCCGCAACGTTGAGAACCGCAAAATCCCCCACGGCGACATCGTTCTTGTGCGTGCCGCTGTCGCCTTCGGCGTGGTCGGTATCGAAGAAGAACTGCCCGTCGTAGGCGAGTCCGTTCGTTGCGGTCCCGCCGTTGCGGATCAGCGTGGAAATGAGGCTCATCGGATGCGCCGCCACCCGATCGGCCATTTCTCGAATCCGCAGCAGGATCTGCGCGGTTTTATCGCGCCGGAGATCGTCCACGGCAATCTTCAACGTCGCTTCGAACGTTTTGTTCGTGATGGTCAGGCCGTTCTCGCGCAAGCCCTTCGCGAGCCGTCCGCCGATCCATTCCCGGACCGCCGGCGTGGCGCCCAGCCATTTGTAGGTTTCACTCTCCTGATCGGAGATGAACCCCATGGCCAACTGTCCCATCCAGGTGCTCCCGATCGCCTGCCCCAAGGTCTCGTAGAAGGTGCCGATAATCGCCCGGCTCCCCAGTCCTGATCCACCCATGGTTGCGCCCTCCTTGTCCGTTCAGTGAACTGTTGATTCGTCCTCGTGCGGTCAGGATTAGGCTTCCGCCGTCCAAATCCCTTTGATACTCGCCGAATAGCCGTCGGCATCGCCCAGAAAGATCCGAGCACTGTCGCCCCGGCGCTGCGTGGCTTTCGTGAGTAACAAATCCTTGTTATCCACGGCGGCGAGATCGGCCGCGCGGATATTGTCCACTGCCGCCGGATCGACCTTGATCTGCGTCGTGCCGAAGGCGTCGATGGCCACGATGAGGATGTCGTTGAGTCCGTCGGCAATCGCCGGCAGCGTGAGCGCATCGCCATCGGCGGCGGCGGTGCAGAAGAACGCCTTGCCGCAATCCTGCGCATCGAAGGTCTTGACCCCGGCCAGCGTTTCCCGAATGGGCCATGCGCCGTAGGGATCGGTGAGGCCGGGCGCGTCGAATCGGACGACGACGACACCGGCGGACACGAACCGATGCGCGAATCCGATGAAAACACCGGCCGTCGGCACGAAGGAGAACGTGTCGTCGTCACTCGCATACACCGGCTGTCCCAGATCGGTGATCACGGCACCGGTCACCGGCAGCTGCACCTTGCCGCTCTGCAACACCCTCACGTTCTTCGCTGCGGCGGCGCCGAGCGAGTTGTCGCACCGAGTCATTGCGAAGCCGGCAAAGCGATCCGCAGCGTTCAACGGGCGGGCATGGCCAGTGGCATCCACCACGCCGACGGCCGCGCCCTCAAAGATGATGTCAGCAGCAATCACGGGAATGTCGTTCGTCATCCCGAGTTCCTGTGCTCGGGGTTTGTCTACGGCCAATGTCGCCATGATGTCGTCCTCCTGTTTCGATTCGAATTAGTGCTAGGGACTCTTCCGCGCTCGCCTTACTTTTTCAGAATCTTGACCTGTCCCGTTGCCTCCGCTTTCTTGAACGACTGATAGACCGAGAGCTGACCGAATTCTTCACGGAGTGCCGGTGTGGAGTCCCACTCCACCTTGCAGCGGTCTTCGAGTGGGAGCTTCGAGAGATCGATCACCTGCGTCGTGATCGTCTCGGCCCCTCCACCCGCCGTCTTCGGTGCGGCCTCGGTGATCTGCGTCAGCTTCCGCTTTTTGAATTCCGTTTCCGCCTCGTCAACCTTGATGCCGAGATCAACCAAGCCGTCTCGGATTTTGAGTTCCCCTGCGGGCGGTTGCTCGCCCCAGACCGCCGCGAATGACTTATGAATCGCCGCCACGCGATCGCGCTCGGCCTGCACACCTGCAGCCCGTGCTTCTGCTAACTGTTCATGACTGGTCACTGGTACGGTTGCGGTTGCCTCTGCCATGGTGTCGTCCTCCTTGTGAAGTGCCAGGAAGGCCTGGAGCTGCGGCAGCAGATCGTGCTGCGCCCAGCGATTGAGAAATGCCGTGATCTTCGAGGCGAGACGGTCGCCCTTGTCGAAGAGTCCCCCGGGATTCGCGGCTGGATCATCGACCACGTCGGACGCGAGTAGGGAATCCACCCTCGTCAGACGCGGGAGCAGCTTCCCCTGCGCGTCTTTCTTCTCCGTCCCATCCTCGTTGAGCTGCGATTCGAACTTCCCTTCAAATACGATCGAGGCCCCAAACGCATTCGGATCGCGCTCCGCCAAGCCGAGCACGTAGGTATACAGATCGCCTTGCGGCGCTTCTTTGGCGGATTCGCTCAAGTGGAGATCCCCAAGGACGCGATCACCGGATTTCCGAAAGTTCTTTGTGCGCCCAAGAAAGGTCCCCATCGATGTGTTGCTCGCGTTCGGATGATCGAAGCGGGACTTGATGCCGTGCGTCGCCTGATTCCCGAGTGCCACCACTTGCTCCATCGTGGTCTGATCGATCGCGGAGTCGTGGCCCAGTGCCGGACCTTCACTGATCACGGAATACCCGTAGATAATCCCTTGGGCTCGATCCACTGGTGGAGATTCGATCGGCGTCCCGTCACGCAGGACAATTCCACGCGCCACACTGGAGCGATGCCAGCGGCCTTCGCCGTCGAGGCCTAAGTCCAGTTCATGATTGAGAACAGCGGCAAGATCGGTCATGCGGCCACCTCTTCGGCGACTGGTGGTCGTGCGGCCGGCCTGGCCGGTGCGTCATCAGCGGGCTGCTCGGTCGGTCGTCCTGGTCCGGACGGCGTGGCCATGGGCGCGGCGAGTCCCAACTCCTTGCGCTTCGCCTCTTCGCGTTGTCGCTGCGTCATGACGTCTTCCCAATCCCGACCCTGCGAGGCACATTCATCCGCCAGGGTCGAAAGACCGGTCTCGATCGCGATCTTCGACGATTCCACTTCCTTGACGGGATCGACCCAGCCCCAGCCCGGCGCAATCCACGAGACGCGCAGCCAATCTTCGCGCTGCTCGGCGAACAGATCGACAGCGGGTAAGTCCTCACGCAACCAGGCCTCCTCCAGTACCCATTCCCAGCACGGTTGACAGAGGCGAGCGGCAAGCCAGGTTTGATCGGCGCGAAAATATCGGCGGGCTTCGAGTAATGCAGCCCTGGCGCTGCTGTAATTCGTTTTGGAAAAGTCTTTGAGGACCAATTCAAGCGGGAGCCCGAGCGAGCTTCCGATGCTGCGCAGGACCGCTTCCACGAACGGCGCGAAGGTGCCAGAGGGCCGCTTGGGATCGCCGAAGGTCACGGACTCCCCGGCGTTTAAGTACTCGATCATCCCAGGCTCGAGTGAATCGAGTTTGCGGCCGGCCGCATCGATGTTCGTGTTGCTCTGGAGGTTGCCGTAGGGATCGGTCTTGGTGACGAAGGCGGCGAAACAGGCGGCCACGCGTGAGGCCACAATCTCCGCTTCGAACATATCGCCCAAATCTTTGAAGGCCGAGAGGACGGGTGCAAAGAACGGTTCGCCGCGTGTCTGTCCCGGGCGTTTCACCGCGTAGAGATGCAGCACGTTTTTCCGTCCTGCCGCGTTCACGGCGGGATAGCGCACCCAGTCCTGTGTGCCAGCGACTCCAGCTTGACCGAGCAGGATGTCGCCCGGATGGCGTTTGCGAATGTGATACGCGATCGGCTGGCCCCGGTCACCGAGCTCGATCCCGTCGCGCATGCTCCGATTCGTCGTCTGTCCCGGTGGGGTGCTCACCCGATCGGCTTCGATGACTTCCAGCGCCAACCGATAGCGCCGGCCTGGTTCGTCCGAGATCATGAGCGGCAAGATAAACACTTCGCCGTTCTCCAGGATCTGGCGCTTCACCAGCCCCTGTATTTCGTAGAAGTCCATGCGGTTCTGGCTGTCGGCGGTGGGACACCAGCGGCGCCAGGCGCGTTCGGCTTGGCGAGCAAACACGGTGGCCTCCTCCGGCGTGATCGCCAAGGCCTCCGCATCAGGGCGGCTTTGTGGCTTCAGCCCAGTGCCCACGACATTGGCCACGACGGTGCCAGTGATTGCGCTGGCATGGGCATCGTTGCGGTTCAGATCGCGGGAGCGTTGACGGAGCGTGGGCAGATCCCCGAGCAGATCGGCGTCAGCGGAGCCGTTCAAAGCCTTCCAATCGCCACGCAGGCGCGACTTTTCCGCCCCGCGATAGGTGCTCAGCATTTTCGTGTGGGCCCGGGCCTGCAGGCGAGACAGACCCCAGCGTGGGGCAATCACCGCAATGGCCGAGTCTACGTAGGCGCCGAGCCGTTCCATGGTCGTAAGCGTGATGCGGGGGACTTCGCGCAGCGTCATGTGGGGCGGCTTTCGAAGGCGGCTAAGGTGCCGAGCCTTCCGTTGGAGGCAGCGGTGGACTGACGCAGCATGAGTGATTTTTCTATTTCAAGAAGTTGGTTGTAATCGTGCCGCACTCGACGCCCGTTGTATTCCCACTCGATCGCGCCACCAGCGACGAGCGCGGTGTTCATCGCGGTGCGCACGTTCTCCAGCATGGTCTCGATCGTGGGTTCTGCCATCGGTGCTCCAAAAAGATAAACGCCGCCCCAAGAGGAACGAATTCCTCTCAAGACGGCGTTCAGGGGTATCCTGAAATGGCCGCAACTACTTATTTACGCACTGAGCACATGCTTCGCGGATGGCACGGTTTCTGACGCAATGCGTCGATCGATAAAATCCCGTCGCGTGACACCGCCGCGATAACATTCGATGACAATTTGCCCCGTGAAATCCATCGGCAACTGCTCAAGATCCTTCTCGACCCAGTGGGGAAGTTTCATACGGTTTCAGGAAGTAACAGAAAACCAAAATGTCGTCAAGAGGGTTGTTGCAACGGTAGTTTAGTCTGTAAGGGTTAGTCCTGCACCGTCTTTTTCAGATACTCGCGCACGAATTCTACCAAATCTGCCCGCAACACGTACCGATGACCGATACTATCGTTGACATAATGCAGCTTCCCTTGTTCGAGATAATAATGAACCTGCCCACGATTCATATTGAGTAGCACCGCGATCGCAACAGGGCTGAAGGTAGGAAAGTCTGGCACGATCAGCACCAGTTCCTCAGCCACAGGCGGCATGGGAACCTCCTTCGACGTCGGCGGGACTGGCGGCGTGGGATCGCGTTCTCTGCCTACCCAGCCCTTGCGCCGTGGGTTCCAGCTCATGCATGTGTCCTACTCACTCGGAAGGTTTTCTATTTATACGGACGACGCATTTGCAGTGATTCAACGCTTTTGAGTATGTCGCCAAGCCGCGCGAAGCTTGATCGGCAGTCCTCGACACGCGCGCGCATGACTCTGACCGCTTGCTGTAGCTCCCTCCAGCATTCCTCTTGCTTCGTACTCTTTCTCGCCTTCAGTCGCGCCCAGAGCTTCTGATGGATTGAAGGTCTGCTAAATCAATTCCAACCGACAGCATCAAGCTCACGCAATAACCCAGTAGATATAATCCTATGTACAGTTTTTTCATCGCCTCATCTCCTCATCCATCCGCCACGCCTGGGCGTGCGCTGCGCGTCGGTGCGCCGCATCCAATTGGGCTTGGTCTCCTCGCGTGGAGGCGCCGGCGGCTCGGTCTTGGCGAGCGCGTCCAGATTAGGATTCAGGAGTGCCAAGGCCGCCATATTATAAACGGCGAGGTCCAAGCTTTCATTTCTCGCCCGGATCTTCTGATAATAATGCCCTTCGAGAATGCCGCGTTTATACTTCAGGCGTTTCTCTTCGCTGGCGAGCTGATAAAAGAACTCATCGTCGAACTCTGGCAGGTCCGGGAAATGAATATAGCCCGGCCCGAAGGTGTCGATCTTGAACCGCTCGAACAGCGTATCTTTCGCCGCGACGGTCCCGACCGAATACACGAACCCTCTCCCGACTTTGCTCATACCAGGCCGGGGCGGCACTAGCGGGGCGCCCAGGATCGTGCTCCCCTGAATCGCGTAGATCCTCCCACCACGATAGCGTTTCACAAAATCATGGGTTTCTTTCGTGAAGTGCCCGCGCGTGTCGACTGTGACGGCTTCGACCCTGAGCGCGAGGCCGGACTGATGCGTGCGCCGCTCCTGCAGCCAAGCGGACAGGTCCTCCCACGGCTGGAGCTCGGTCGGGACGCCGTCGAACCGTCGATGGGCGATACACCAGGACTCCTCCCCCACCCCCCAGCCTTGCACGAGGGCTTCGAGCCAGTGGTCCTGGACGTCGATCGCCGCCGTCAGAACCAAGCAGCCGGTCGGACAGGTCGCCGGATAGGCCTCACGGCGTGCAAACAGGCCCTTCTGCTCGACGGTTTCGCCCTGATCCTGCCAGGTCTCCGCGAGTTTGGTGTTATTGAACTTCTTCAGGTAGCGTTTATCGCCGCTTTTGGCCTTGTGGGCGGCGAACACGAACTCCTTGGCCAGTGCCTCCCAACTGACCTTAATCCAGCCATACGGGGCGTACAGGCTCGAAATATGGTAGCTTTTGGTGGGATTGGTGGGATCGTCGTGGACCCACCGCCCCATGTCGAGCATAAACGTCTTGTGATGCTCGGCAATGAGTGCGTGGCACGACTCGCAGCGATAGGCCGCCCCGTGCGGGTCCTTCACGCCGTCGAAGGTAAACACGATCTGCCCCCAGCTGAGCGGTTGCATGATCAAACACAACGGGCACGGCACATGATAGCGGGCGCGGCTGCCAGCCTGATACGCGGGTTCGATCACGCTGGTCGTCGCATCGAGCGGCGTGGACATGCGCAGCGTTTTCGAGCGCGCAAAGGTCGCGAGCCGATTCTTCGCCAGCTCGGACGGTGGCCCTTCGCCGTCGACGTCGGCCGGATAGCCGTCCTCTTCGTCCAGCACGAGATACCGAGCCGACATGAAGCGCAGCCCCACCCCGCTGTTGGCCCCGGTCATGACGAGATCCCCGCCGGTAAATTCTTTCACCAGCATCGTGTTCCCGGAGTCACGTGACCGGGCTTCCTTCACGATGCCTTGGAGGGCTGGCGTGATAGTCAACATCGGCTGGACGCGTTGGCGCGAAACTTTTTTCGCCACATCCACCGTGGGCTCGACAAACAAAATTGAGGCGGGCGCCCGTTTCATGATGTAGCCGCACCAATGCACGGCCGTCTGCGTGAGCCCGAGCTGCGACCCTTTCATGACGACGACTTCATCGGTGGGATCGCCGGGACTTAACTTTTCCATGATCTCCCGCAGAAACGGCGTGCGTGCTGTCCGCCAGCGCCCGGCTTCCGCATGCCGGCCCTGTGGCAGCTCGATGTTCTCGTCACACCAATCCGCAAGGGATTCGTCAGGATCAGGACGGAGGCCGTGACGAAAGATTGGCGTACAACGCTGGTCACGCTCGTGGACGGTCATGAGTTGGTCTCCATCATCGCATCGCCAGACAACGCTTCCAAGGCTTGGCGGATCTCTGTCGTGAGTAACGTATGAATTTTATTTTGGTCCGTCTCGGAGGCCAGCACGGCGGCCAATCGATCCGGGAGGCGCATCAGCGTATCGCGCACAATGCGGGCGTTCCGAAATTCGTCCTTCTCCGCCTGTTCTTTATCGAGCACTGAGCCGATGGCTTTGTCGTACTCCAGCTTCGCCATTTTGGCTTCATACTCCTGCTTCACCTGTTTCGACTTATTCGGCTTCTGCGCGGCCAATCGTTGACGGTGCATGCGTTCGGTAGCGGCTTCGTCAATCATCGACCCGACCATCTTCACGCGCCCTTTCTTTTTCAGCGCGGTGACACGCGGACGCGAGACCCCAAGCCGTTTCGCGAGAGAGCTTGCAGAGCCTGATCGTGCCGGTTTCGCCATCTAAACAATTAACCCCCTAAGAAATTCCTGGCGGTAGCGCGTTATCGCGCTGCCGCGACCCGCATCTCTCCACGGTGCCGGAAGTACCTTGGAATTAATTCATACATTTCCTTGTTGGTTTCTCTCGAATCGATTCTTTGCACCTTCCAGTTGATTCGTTACGTCGGTGAGCTGCTTGTCACGTTCAGCTTGTAGGTTGTAGTACAGCCCTCGCAGACTATCTCTGTCCGCCGTCACCTGCGCGAGCTGCTGTTCAGCGTGATCGGCCCGCGTCTTTTCGGCATACCAACTCCGCAAGGTGGCCTCCGCACCGGCTGGAAGTTCGGTCAGCAGCGCGGTCGCCTGCGCCAGTTGGGTACGGAGGGCGGCGTAACAACCATCTATTTTGCGCTGATCGCCCAAGCAGGTATCACAAAACTCTTCACTGCGATTCAGGTTCGTCCAGGTATAACACGAAGCACATTGCTTACACGCCTGTTCCCGCGTCACGTCGCTCATGGCTGCCCCTCCTCCTTCGGCGGCTCCAGCGGGCCAGCTTCGATCCAGTCTGAATGATTGATACACCGCACAATGCTATGCAGGTGCCCAAACTCATCGCGCACGGTAAACCGCAGGCCGATGTTCTGACACTCTTGAATACCATCCTCTAAAATATCGGCGTAGCCGCAGCGGCCACCGATCAGCATCTCCGGCTGCGTGGGCTTCGTGGGGGTCCAGGTCATGGCTGTATTTCTCGAATTTCAACCACCTTGGCCCCTTTGCGTATATAGCTCTCATCGCCTAGCAACCGTTCAGCCAACTGTTGAACGGTTTCATCACCGTTGAGATCATAGGCGATACAGGCATCAGCCGCATGATCGCCTCGATAATCAGTCGTTCTAAGCAGAATTGATAACTTCATCCCCCACCTCTCCGGCTGGCCGCCTGGGCGCGAATATCAGAGGCAATGGCATCACCCGCATTTTCATGATCTATATTGAAATCTCCTGCGCGATACGCCGCATATTTTGCTCGGCGGTCATACTTATTTTCCGCGATGACCGCCGCTTCCTCCAGCCCCCGCTGCTCGGCCTCGCGCAGGGCGGCGGCGATGAGCGTTTCTATACGAGCAGATGTGCCGTAGGGCAAGAGCGGCAAGGGCTGTAGAATCTGAAACGTCACCGCTCGCGCCCGGCTCTCAGCATTGTCAGTCATAGTATCTCCTTTTGGCACAACCCGCACCCATCGACCGCTCATCCCTTCACCCCCAGCGTGGCGAGGAGGGCCTGGGCATCATCAAACCACCATGATTCACATATAGGCTCGTTAATGTATCGCTCACGCCCCCATCACCCTTGGTCCGTTCGCTCATGTCGCCGGTTCCTCTCGGAGGGTGTCGAGGGTCTCCTCCTCCAACGGGGGGAGCTTATCTTGAAAGAGTTTCTTCAAACCTACCGAGAGCCGCGTGAGTCCCTTCCCTGACTTATCCCCAGATTTATCCCCTTTTGGTGGTGACACCAAGATCTTAGTCTTCTCTTCTGGGATTGGGATTGGGATTGGGATTGGGATTGGGGTTGAAATCCGTTGAACGATCGTTGCCCCTCTGCTTGGATTTCGCTTGCCCCTCTGCTTGGATTGTGCTTGAGCATCTGGTTGAGCGGATGCTGTAGCGCGTGCTTGAGCAGATGCTCGACCACCTGCTTGACCACTTTGCCGTTTCTTTTCCATTAGTTCACTCACTTGCTGGCGTGATAGTTGATAGTCCAGATAGTCATGGATCAGGTATCCACCCTTGAAAACCTTCCATCTTTTCGCCTGTAGGAGCTCAGAAATGAGTGTGGACACGCTCACAGATTTACGTTGTCCACAGGGAGCTATCGGGTCCTCCTCTTCCTTCGTGTACTGGGTGAGATCGAACGATAACAGCGACGTCGCGGCCTGCGGAATGAATCCATCGGTCAGGTGAGTCGCCGCATATATGAGCGATCGAATGAAGAGAAGTTGTGCCAGCGGAGACGTGGAAATCGTCTTGCGATGAGTCAGAAAGTCCAGGTCAATATTAATCCGTGGCATTGTCTATTTCTCCTTCAACGATTCCGTCATCCCCTCCACCCCTCCAGAATGTCCTTCGCACCTTGCAGAGTGGCAAGATCATCCGTCAGCTTATTGATAAAACTATTCAGGACCGTCACGGCGTTACCATTCAGATCTACACTGCTGGCTGGTGTGCTGTTGACAATCCTCGGCTCGGACAGCGTAATCGAGGCGTGTATTCGTTTCGCTGGGAGTTGAGCGGGCTTGGCTGGCTTCCCCTTAGGATGCAGGCGTGCATAGTTCTCGTTCGCACGTTTCTGTTGGTCCCGATGCCGCACGCACTTCACACTGTCGGGCGCTTTCGGTTCCGCGCAGTTCGGATTGTTGCAATGCTCGTTCATCATCGGCTCCTTTGTGGTCAATATCTTGGTCAACCGTTTGTCTAGCTCGTCATCCGTCTCGCCTTCCTCAAGCGGATGCGCGTGACATCGCTTGGTCAGCGTGAGCTTCTTACATGTCGGATACTCACAAACTTGCAGCGCCATTAGAACGGCTGCCCTTCCTTCGCGGCATAGCGTTTCGCTTCATCGAGCGGCATCAGCAAGATGTCCAGCGACTCCTTGTGCGTATGGATGATGATCGTGGGCATCGACGCCGGCGGCAGACTCCCAAAGATATCGATTTCGCCGTTGATGATCGTCACCTTCGTAAGGCCCGCCTTCCACATGATCAGCGCCGCGATCTTATGCCAATGCTCCCGGACTTCTTGCGTCACGGGATGGTGGGGATTCATTTCCATATTAATAGACTCCCTGGCACGCTTCGAGAAGGCCGTTCTGTTCTGGCGTTTTAGTCCGCATACGGCAACCGATCATGAACCGGCTTGGCTGTATCCCGTGCCGCCACCTGGGCCCGCACCGCTTCGATCGCCTTCCGACAGGCTGCGCGATGAGAGGGTCCGCCTTTGCTGGACCGATTGAAATGATTGACCGCCTCCTGGAGCGGCCGCGGGACCATCGACCAATGCGTGGAACACATCAGCGCCCAGGATTGCATGCCGGCCAGACAGCCGGTGAGGGGGCAGGGTTTACTCATGGCCGCACCGTGCGAAATAAGAGCACCCAGACCCACGGGTTCTCGATCCAGGCATCTTCTGATTTTTGAATGTTGCACCAACTCCACCGAAAGGCATCCTTATACGTCGGATACGATTCATCCGAGATCACGCCCTCGGCTCTCGCGTCCACCTCGCTGATGTCATTCAACCGTTCCACTCGGACCTCGACAATCTCCAGCCAGAGCCGAGCGGCCCACTTCGGCATGAATAGCGGTGAGCGCCACGGTGCGCCATTACCTCCACACTCACATTCGCTGAATTGTTGACAGCATGTGCCATCACGTCGATAGACCAACATTCCATCGTCCAGATCAGGTTTCGTTTTGGGCAACGGCCCTTTGAAATAATCGAAATGATCAATGTAGATGGACTCCTTCACGTAGAGCCGATCGCCGACCGTGCCGAAGGGACAGCGTGGACTGACAAAACCACCCGCCTTGCTGGTAAACGGGAAAATTTTCCACTTCAATCGTTCCGCATGGTTGGCGAGCTTCGTCTGATCTGGGTGATGGTCATGACACGCAGCGGCAAGGCGGCGCGACCACTCGAGGAGTGGGCGCGGCTCCCCATTGGGTTGCGGCGTGAGAATCCGGCGCGTCTGGGTCTTCGTGCCAGCCTCGCACTTCCCGTAGTTCGCTGGCGTCATCAGTATGGGCGTCTCTTTCACAGTTTCCCCTTCTTGCTAAACATCGCGGCCTTCGCGCAGGTAGAAAAGTGACTCACGAACGCGTTGCCTTCTGGACTGCCTGGTTGATCGAGCAGATGGGGCTCGACACGGAGAGCGATCACGTTGCCGTCCAAGTCTCGTGCGGCCCAGTAGACAGGGGCTCGCGTATCCAACGGAATCAAGCCGCCGCCTGGCATGATGGCGAACACGATCGGCTTCCCGCAGCCTTTGCACGGCGTCGTGGGGAGTGGATGTTTCATTCCTGTTCACCCACAGTTTCCACCGCCAGCGCCCCACACGTCAGGCAATACCGGAGGCGCAAGGAGGGCACCCACTTGAGGTGCCCATCGTATCTATCTGTTGGCCCAACGGCGAGGCTACCAAGTCGACCACTCATCCGTCCGCGACACACCCGGCAATAGAGGACAGGATCGGTCATGCCCGCAACTCCCTCTCCGCTTCGGCCAGCACTTAGTTCAAGAACAACACCGGCTGTGCCACGACCAGCCCAGGGCTGGGATAATCAATCAGTTTCAATGACCGCAGCCGGCCCAGATTGTTAAAATAGCCGCCTGACGTGGGACGTTGCCCAGATTGCTCAGCCAGGATCTCTTTGCTGATCGGATGGGGGTAGCATTCGATCAAGGATTTCAGAATGCAACTCTGGGCCGTGGGTAACTTGCCATAGAGCATCTGATGCAACGCTTCGCTCGTCGTGGGGACGTCCACCGGTTCCGCCTGGGCGCGCCCAATAGCGGTCAGGCTCACCGTACCAGCCTTGGGGTACGCGATCAGACCCGCTGACCGGAGTGATCCCAAATTATTGAAATATCCCCCGCTTGTGGGGCGCGCATCACTCATAATGGCCAGTTGCGTCTTGTCCATCTCGGCCAGGCCGATCCCTTCGGCCCACACCAACGCGTTCAGAATGCGCTGCCGGGATCGGCTCAGATCCACATGGCCGTCAATCGTCGATATCGTTGTGCGAATCTGTGGTACCGGACGTTTAATTATATCGTCAAGATGATGGCTCACCGCACTGGCTAGATTGGCGCGAGTGCGTAGCGCAGGAGCAGGTTGTTGTGCTGACGACACCGATTTGATCGCCTTCAATAGCGAGTCCGCCACCTGATTCAGGTTACTCCAAAAGATCGACACGGCATGGCCGTGTCGTTCGGCTTCCCGCGCCAGCTTGGTGCAGAAGGTGTCGAGTTGGGCCAGCTGCTTGCCTTTGAAGACTGGGACTTCTTTGATCTGCACCTCGGCCTTCGGTGTCGCTACAGTGTGGGCCTGTTGCAGCTCGCGCTGTAATTCCGCAATCTTTCGCCTGAGTTCTTTTGGGTCCTCCGCCTTAGCCTTCTCGATCGTGGCAGACATTTGCATTTTGAGCGCGTCGAGATCCACATCGGCCACCTGCTTTGGCGCGACTGGTTTCATGCCTGGCTTTGGGGTGGCCCCTGAATCGAAGGTCTCAATCGGTAGGATATGCACACGCTTGAAAATACCGTCCGTCGTCGGCCAGCCAGGAGACCAGAACCAGGCATCTCCGATCGGCAGTGATGGCAGCGACGCCATCAGTGTTTTGCATTGCGCTTGAGTACCGTGCACATCGATCCAGGCTTTCATCGCCGAGAGGTCTTGAGGCGCGATCGTGCGCAGCGCAACTAAGACTTGCGCTTGCGTGAGCACATTTTTATTCAACACGGCAGAACGCTGGGACACCAGTACGCATCCGATGCCGCGTTGTCCCCCTCGTCGGACAATATCCTCAGCCGCGCCAAGCATCCGTTCTTCTCCATGCTGCGGCTTCTGTGGCGCGATCGCATCAGCTTCGTCAATCACCAGCATCATGGGCGTGCGGTAGATCTCGCGCGCCTTGAGTCGATAGAGATTCTCCAGGAAGGCCGTCATGAAGGTCGCGACTTCACTCTTCCGGAACGGCGACAGATCCAGCAAGACACTGACGCGCTCCTCGACGACGAGCTTGGCTACCACTTCACCACTATTCGGCTCCAATCGCACATCGCCGCGCTCGCCACCCAAAATCACGATCGACAGACCGGGTGCTTTCCCGTCCGCTGCGGACCGGATCCCCCATTGATCGCCTTTTGGATCCACCATCACGATTTGCTGACCAGCCTTGAAAAGTTGTTCAATGAGTCGCCGCATCGTATAGCTCTTCCCAGCGCGACGTTTCGCGAGGATCGCAATGGTCTGGGTCACCACGTCGAGCGGCAACGACAGATTGTCAGCGAGTCGCAGCTTAGTCATGTGGTCAGCCTTTCATAGAGCCGTTCCACCCGCAGCGCGTTCCTGGCCGTTACACGATCTTTATTAAACTGCAAAGCTACCCGCCCACTCCCGGTCCGTTTGTAGCCAAGCAGCTGCGCCAATCGCGTTTTGGTGTAGCCTTCCACGAGTAACAACCGAATGAGGTTCCAGGTCCGTGCCGCCTTCACATACGACCGATCCGCGCGCGCGTCGGTATCGACGTTGAGCAGGCGCCGCGCTGATCGGGCCCGGATCCGTTGGCGGATCCCGCGCGTGAGCCCCTCGATGATACCGGCGTTCACGTCCGAGGCCGCGGCGATCGTCTTCCTCCCGAGCCCGGCCCGTTGCAGCTTGCGCAGATGTCTGCGGACCGGCGCCGCGTCGATGATCCCATTCCAATCACCGTTCTTCCGAGCTCGTAATCGCTCGCACTCATAGCGCGTGTTCGCTTTGCGACAGTCGACACAGTGACAGCCGGCCATGTAGCGTAGTCGATCGCCGTGTGGCCGATTCGCTGCGAGTTCGGCCAACGGACGCAACCCGCGCTGTTGCAGCAGTGTGTTCACTTGTCTCCCCAGTCCTCTCCCTCGGGGAGTCCCATCTCCCGATTCGCCTCTTCGCCGAGTTGGTCGGGCTTCAGGATCTTCGTGAGATCCACGCCCAGATGCTTCGCCAGCTTCGGAAACTTCTCAAAGGCGTCGTAATCCGTGGCCACACGACACAGAGCGAGCCCGGCCAGATGTCGGACCAGATCGTCCGCGGTTTTGCCACGCGGGATACTCGTCTTCGCCCGGCCCCAATCACTGAAGGCTTTCACCAGCAGATCCCCCAGCGGTCCGGTCGCTTTCACGGAGAGGCTCGGCAGCGTGGCGTCGATCGCCTTCAGCACGGTCGGCGCGCACTTCTCCCACTCCGCGCGTTTCCGCTTGAGGCGCTCGTAGTCGTCGTTCTGCCGTGTGCGTGCCGCATCCGCCGATCGATCCGCTTTCGACACGGCAGCCGTATTCCCCTGTTCCCGATCCTTCGCGCGCTTCTCTCGAGCCCGGATCTCCGTGCCCCAGTGCACCAGGCATTTGTCCTTCCGCACACATAACGCGAACGCCTGGCCGCGTCCCGGACCGGACGCAATCACCCCCAGCACGGCAAAGTCACAGACCGTCGAGTCCTCCTCCCCATCTGCCCTGGTCCAGGCCCGTTCTCCATAGACCTTCGCCTTGTCCGCGTGCCGGACGTCGTCCTGGGCCAGGTACTCGTGCGTGATTTCGATGATCTTCCGCTTCATCTCGGTCGCGTTCGTGATCTGCGCCACCGTCTCCGGGAACAACATCGGATCGACGTGCTGGCCGGTGAACCGGACATGCTCATCGATATAGGCCTGAAGCTCCCGGACACTCACCGCTTTGACGTGCGGCTCGTCGCCCTGGTCCTCGTCGGGCAGGAACAGCCGATGCTCGGGTTTGAATAAGCCACCATCGGCGTACTCCTGTTTCTCCGTGCCGATCACCTTCGCTTGTTCAGTCGGCGTCAATCTGGCGAGCAAGATCGCATGCCCGGCGTCGATCATCCCGGACCAGAACAGATCGCGTGCCGGCTTCGTGAGGGCCAGCAGCTTGATTCGATCGTAGATGTACTTGACGGAACGTCCCACCTTCTCCGCGACCGTCTCGACTTTCATCTTGTACGGCGCCGCCATGAGATCCGCATACCCCTTGGCCTCATCGAGCGGATGCAACCCTTCGTGCTGGAGATTTTCAATGTTCAACAACTCCATAAACGCCTGATCGGTCATCTCGCGCACGAGACACGGCACCAACGCGAGTTGGGCGAGCTTCGCCGCCCGATACCGGCGATGGCCCGCGCCGATTTCATACGAGGGCGCCGTGGGCGTCGAGTCAGCCGCCGGGCGCACGGTGAGCGGTGTGAGGATGCCGACTTGCGCGATGTTCGCCGCGAGCTGCCGGAGCTTCTCCGCATCGAAGTGCCGGCGCGGGTTATGGGTGGATTCATGGACTGCTTTTATGTCGATTTCGATCAGCTTCATCATGGGACCCTCCTTGAATGGGAATTAAAAGAGTCGGTCGTGTTGGGGATGGCTTTCTCCTCAGAGCGACAACGGCGAGCCACCTTCGAGCCGGATCCGCACGCCGGGCACGGACAAGTGGTTCTCGTAGGTTTTTCGCGCGTTCACATGCACCACCTGCGCGTCGTCGGCATAGATCACGCCTTTCAAGGAATCTTTAATCGTGCGCAAAAGTTTATCCAAATCTGGCTTCTTTACATGGTCCACGACTTTCTTGGGCAGACTCTTGGGCCTGGGCAGCGTGAACCAGACGGTCAGATCCACCGGCCCTTGCCAGGGCCCGCCGGCGGGCGCGTGCTGTTGCGCGATGAGCGTGACCGTATTCGCCCATGGCTTGGTGCGGAGATTGTCCGCTGTCACGATCGGGTACTTCATGCCAGGCCGAAAGAATGCTTTGGTGCTGCCTTTCGGGATGGGCACGCCGAACACTTCAAATTCGATCTGCATGATCGTTACGCGCTCACCTTCCTGCTCCGCCGATACTGGACCATGTAGTCCAAACACACTTGACAATGCTTCTTCGTCGTCACGGCCTTCCGTGCACAGTTCAAACATTTATCGATGCGCCAGTACGGCTCACGCGCGGGCTCCGGCAGCGGGTCGTTCTTCATCCATCCACAGATGAGGCAGCGCGTCTCCTCGTACTGCGTCACCACTAATCCTCGACAGCGTGGGCACGTCATGGCTAGTCCGCCAGCTTCCTCGGGCTGTGCGCCCGCATCGTCTCCGCAATCCGCGCCGCTCCGTCGAGCTTGGCGTCTCCCAGGATCTCCGGATACTCAGGAATGCCGAACTTCTCCCGGACTGCATCGACGGCCTGCACCATCGTCAGGCCCGCGTCCATGTGGGTACGGACCCGCAGCTGCGTCATCGTCCAGAAGTCCACGCAGAGGTCGGCGGTGATGTCTTGGGCAATGAGCGTGAACGAGGGCATGCCCGTGGCCTTCGCTTTCTCGTAACAGGTCTGTTCTCGTGTTTCGTCGGCTGTCTGATCCATAGAGCTGCATCCTTTCTATTCGTTCGTCAGGGCCTGCTCAATCGTTATGCCGCGAGCCAGTCGATGGCGCACCGTATCGGCCTTCACGCCATACTCCTCAGCCCACGCTGCCACCGATTGGCTTCGCCCATTCATCGTGATGATCTTGCTCGTGCGTCGGTTGCGCGCTTGTTGTATTTTGATGGCCCACTGACAGTTCCCAGGTTCGTAGTTCCCGTTGTTGTCTTTCCGGTCGATCGAGTGTTCCGGCGTCGGCTTAGGACCCATGTCAGTAAAGAACACTTCGAAGCGTCGCCATGGCTCACATACAGTGATCCCTCGCCCTCCATAGTTCGGATAGTTCTTGCAGTTCGAGTCGAAACAGCGAGTCTGCATGGACATCCAGGCGCGCCACTCAGAGGTGATACGGCCCTGGCGTGCCTGCCCATGCGTGGCATTGGATTGCCCCACTTGCGCCATGTTGTCCCGCACTTCACGCAAACGACAGCCGCAGGAAGTGGTATCTCCAGACTTTAGGCAGCTGCCCGCGACGATCTTCTCCGTGCCGCAATCACACCGGCATAGCCACATCACATGACCGTGCCGCGTTCCCTCTGCGCGTTCCAGCACCACAAGCCTCCCAAACCGTTGTCCGTGCAAATCGCGAGTGGGACTCATCGTGGGTCTTCTTTTACGAACACTTCAAATCTCAAACCTTCTCGTTTCGCCATATCTTGGCAAGAAAGAATGAACCCGCGCCTCTCGTGTGGCTTCAGATGCCCGAGGTTCCCGATCCCCATCTTGTCCTTCACCGTTTTCTTGAGCTTCGCCCGGTCCAGATTGTCGTCGACGTACTCGATGAACTCGTGCCAGAGCACGTCGTCGACCGGCTCGGGCGCGGTCTCCAGCGGGAGTTGCCCGGCTGATTTGGTCTCAGCCGGTGCAGTGGTGGTCGTAGCGGGCTCTTTGAGTTTGTCCCGGATCTCGTCCATCTTCGTCGTCTCGGCTTCGCTCTGGCTGTTGGAGGTGGACAGCGTCTCGCTCTCGTCGACTTCGCCAGTCAACGCCGCGAGGCCTTGCGGAATCCCGCTCTCCCCGAGCTCATCGAGCGCCACCGCGGCTTGCAGTTCGATCGACGCCGGGAGCATCTTGCAGAGGCGGCGCAGCGGCGTTTTCATGCCCATCTCCCTGAAATTGGTCACCCATGGCCCCTCCTGTGCGGCTTTGGAATAGTGATCCCGATGCTCTTCGACCTCCGCCTTACTCATCACGTCGAATTGCACCCCGCCGTCCTTCATGCGGGCCACGGCATAGAAGTATTCGATCTCCCCGCGTCCGCTCTTGGCCGGTTTGTGAATCAGCACCGGGTTACTGCCGTAGGCATATTCAAACTTGTCCCCGGTCCGGACTTCATGCACATCGATGATGGAGATTTCCCCGGACCGCCGCGCCAGCACCAGCAGGCCCTTGTAGCCAGGGATCAGCTGGATCTCCATGCGATTGCGTTTGCGATTGTTGAACGGGACGAGGTAGGCGTGGCCTAACACACTGTTGGGTTCGAGTCCCAATTGTCCGCACTGTAGGAGCGCCCCCATCATGGAGGATGGCGTACACTCGAGCAGCTTGGGATTCTTCGCCACTTCGGTGAGCACGACTCGGATGAACCGGTCGACCTTGAGGACCTTCGGCAAGATGGCTTCGAGCGTGGCCCGGTTCGACTGGATGAAGTCCTTGCAGCTGGTAAATTGTCTGTCCTTTTCAGCCTCGTGACTGGGGGCCGGTTGTGGTGGGGCTTGGGTCGTTGTCATGATGCGCTCCCTTTCGTTCGTGGTGGACTAGTTGGTCAGTGGTTAGGCGACACAGGCTAACGCCGCCTCGACGCGCTTCTGGGCCCATCGGCACAGCTCACATCCTGGGTGCGGGTCAGGCTGTCCCCCACTCAGGATCTCCGTGCCGCGGCAGATCAACTCAAAACCACGCTCGTAACTCGATTCAAGCACCTGGACATCGGCACCAAAGGACATATCCTTCGGACTCGGCACTGTCGGCGCTGGGATGGTCTCCCCGTCATAGTCCAAGAGTTCTTCGGGGTACAAAAACACGAAGTAGGTTTCACCGGCTGGCGTCATCCCGCTCGCTTGCAGGTGCACATGGTAGATGTCGCTCTGGACGGTGTTGTAGCGTGCGGCATAGCCCGCGTCAGGGGCTGAGCCGCGCGTCTTCCAATCCAACGGCGCGATGCCGTTCGGGACCGAGAGCAGATCATCGAAGGCATTGATGAGGCTTACGCGCCCAGAGGGGGTATCGATGATCGGCTTGGTGTTGCTTTGCCATGTGCGCTTGCGCTTGATCTCCGCCTCTGTCCCCCACAGAGTTCCAGGGATCTTGCCCTCCAGAAACTTCGGCAACCGGCCACGATACTTATCCGCGTAGGTTTTCATCACCCGATCAATCCCGCCTGGGAGTGAGGGGAAGATGCCACGCGGTCGTTCGATCTTCAGTTTCCCGTAGTCGTAGAAGCAGCGGGGACACTCCTTCAACAGGGACAGTTTGCTGGCACTCAGGCTAAATTCATAATCCATGGCTCGCCTCCTTGGTTGGTGATGGTTTCGATGAGGGTGTGACCGGTGGCATCGGGGACTTCTTCTTGAGTGATTCCTTTTCTTTGGGCTCAAGCGCCCGCTCCTCGACCTTGTCGCCGGTGTCCTCGCGGTAGATCGTGACGGTGTTCTGATCGAAATCGATGACTTGCCTACACGCGATCTCTTTCATCTCGAAATTGTTGTTGATCGCTTCCGCGGCGATGGTTTGTTTGTGCTGCGCTTCGACGATCTGCGCTTTCAGGCTCGTCTGGACGCGCTTCATGTGCTCGGTGATGCGGATCTCCTCGCCTCGAAACTTCGCCATCTCATCGGCCAAAGCGTTCTTCCGATATTGATCCAGCCTCACTGGCAGATGCCGCGTGATGAGGAGCCCCTTGGTTTCTTCAGTAGCCGTGGTCATGTCGTCACCTCCTCAAGGTGCACGAACCGAACCCATGCTCGGAGTTCCATCACCTTCTTGCAGTGATAGGGCCATTCTTCGCCATCGATCGGTTCTTGCCTGTGGATACATACGCGACAGCGCCATCGGAGACCGGTGTCGAGGCCAATCGTTTTAGGTTTCTCGTCGATGCCCGTGTTCATGTCAGGGTCCTCCAGCGGAGCAGGTTGACCTCACATTGCAAGGCGACAACCGCATTCTCCAACGCGGCCTCGTGCAGCGGCTCCCGATACACTGGGAGGTAATCGTAAGTGCCGTCCGCGTGGATGTAGAGCTGGTGCATCGTCTGGACATCCCTGTACTCCTCGAGGGTGCGGTAGCCATTCAACTGCGCTTCGTGAATGCGCTGTTTGATCCCGGTCTTCAGATCCGGCATGTCAAGTTTCTTGGCGATCCAGAGCTTGGCGTCTGGGGTGCCTGCGACGTTCCACTTGTCATTGACGGAGGACTCCTCCAAGAGAATCGGCTCCGGTCGGTGGTCGGCGATGAACTTGCCGATCGCGTCGTAGAAGCCCGCATAGGCCTGTGGGCGCTCAGGGACTTGACAGAGCCCCTTGAGGGATGCCAACCAGTAAAAGAAAATCAGATGCAAATCGGTCCCCCGCTGTCGCGCCGCTTCCAACACCGCCTCTCCCACATAGGCATAGACATTCGGGTCCAGCTTTTTTAAGAGCTGACTCGTGGAGAAATACGGCTTCTTAGTGATCGGGTGGCAGTATTCGAATTGCGCACCCCTCGTGCACAGGAGTTTCATGCTGAGACATCCTCTAGGATGAGTGCCATGGTCACCCCCGGCTGGTGTAATCGAATTCTTCTTCGACGAGGAGGCCCTGCGCCCTGAGCATCTCGTCCATGCCGGCGATGTTGGCGAGCTTCTTCAGCTGCGGCCAATTGACCAGAAGGTTGGCCCGCTCGATCTTGAGGAGGCGGGGATCGTTCGCCGGGATCGGCTTCGGATCTTCGTCCGGGCCCAACCCTGGCAGCTTGCAGACCTTCACCGTTTTCCGAGAACTGGAGAGGCCGTCGTCGGTCTTGATGGTCTTCGCCACCGCCGCCACGATCGGCGCCGCTTTGAGGATCGGCCGCACGCCCGTTTTCTCGGCGTGGACGATGATGTCTTGGTTCCGGTTGTCCGTCCTGATGTTCACTTTGGCTTGATTCTCGCGCGCGAGGCGGAGTTGCTGCGTGTCATACATCCCCATCCGCTTCGAGACGAACGTCTCCCAATCGTCCAAGGTCTTGATGGTGATCGTGTAGGGCGCACGGAGTTCCTCGACCTTCTTCATCATGGAGAGTAATTGCACATCTTCTTTTTGTTGGCGTTGCGTCTCGCGCCGTTCGGCGCCGAGTTGGGCATGGAGTTCCCCGGCACTCGTCCGCTGGTCGACGGTCTCAATGGTGGTGACGGCTTTGGCGAGATCGATCAAGCGCCGGACTTTCACCGGGACGCGCTCATCGACGAGTTCGAGCGCGGGGCTGTGGGGTAGGTGCATGATGGGGGCCCTCCTTATGAACAATAAATGACGAGTACAAGCGTCCAGACAATCAGATTCGCAATCAGCCCGACGAGGATCTCCGACATCGCGTCCTGTTGCGCCTCGGTCGGCTCGGGCCATTCGCGGAGCTGAATCCGGCGCAGCACATAGACGAGGAGGAGGCCGTCAGCCGTCATGGCTTTTTGTCGGCTCCTTCCATAATTGATTTCAGCAGCAAAACAAGGATCAGAAACGGGACATAGACCCAGAACAAGAACCACATCAGATCACTCGCCTCGACCGCCCGAAGAATTTTATAGAGGAGATAAAACCAGATCGGTATGGTAATACAGACGGTCAACACCGACGTGATAAATTTCATGGATTTCATCGCGTCACCCACCAGGCCAGCAGGCCACAGAGCGTGAGCATACTGATGAGGCTGATCGCGAACGCCTTCAGCGCCCCCTTCGAGAGGCCCGGCTTCTGCGTGGGAATCGGGGGACAGTTCGCCTGCTCCAGTTCAAAGGGATCGAGCGGGATCCTGCGCACGTTGGGACGCTTCGGTTCAATGAGCGCACGTGGGCGGGTGGGCATGGCATTACCTCTCTTGTTTAGGCCGTGGATGGTCTGCGTTCCATCGAGACCATCGGCAGGCCGTGGAACAAAAACGCTGCTTCACCCGGCGCGGCTGAAAGGGCGTCTTGCACCAGGCGCAGGCTTTCGCCCTAAAGACGGTCGGCTTGGTCATTTCGAGGCCTCACGAAGCGTAGCAACGCGGTATTCGGTACAAATTGACGAGTCTCAGTGTCACACCTTCGTTCAAACCGAGACTTCTGGCTCAAATTCCATGGCTAACTGCCCTACGAAGGCTTTGAACCCGGCTGCACCTCTTGTCATCCTGATGAGCCTAGCGAGACTCCGTATCCGTGCTTCGTACTGGCGGCACGTCGCCTCAACCTCACTAGGCGTTTCCGGCCAGAACCAACCATGCGAGGATCCGCAGGAACTCCCGACCAGATGCCCCGCCTCGACCGCCGCCGCCTTGACGAGTTGCGCCCTCCTCTGCCCGGCCTTGTTTCTGTCGAATCCCAGCCGCCCCGCCATGTCGGCGACACTGATCGCCTGGGCCAGGCCGCGATGGGTGGAGAGGATGGCGAGGAAGCGTGGCAGCAGATCTTCGATCGAAGCGGTGACGAGGAGGGTACTCATGCGACTCGTGCCTTGCCGTTGGCAGACTTCTCGATCGGTTCAAACAGATCAGCTTTACTTACCCCAACGAGACGCCCTAGCCTGATAAAGCGTGGGTCGTTCACCCTGACTTTTCTCCGGCGGTGCATCACCAACGAGAGGGTCGAAGAATCGAGTCCGGCATCCGCAGCCAGGTCACACATTCGCCTTTTATTCAGCTTCACACTCTCGTATAACTGGCGGCTAATATGGGTTTGCGGGGCCATGAGATCGTTGTAACGCATATGTCTACCTCCTATGTTCCGCAATCTATACCCCATAAGTAGGAACTGTCAAGACCTATTTTGCGGCAAAGAATTTGACAGGCCTACGCCATCGGCGGTATAGTTGGAATCGGCGGGGCATCAATCTGCCCGCTAGGAGGAGGTGAGAATGGATATGGTAGTAATGAAGGGACGACCAGCGAAGTACGGCAGCGCCATGAGGAAGACCAGCATTATGTTGCCAGATATGTTGGTAGAGGCACTAGGGCAGGACGCGAAGAAGTCTGGCTTCAAGCATTGGTCTGAACAGGCCAGATGTGAATTAATGTCGCCTCGTGGAATGTGGAAGGAGATCAAACCTTACTTACCGACTCAGGGGGCCCCTGGTAAGGCCTGATGTCGGAAGAATTTTGGGGCCTGACGGTGGATAGTCTGAGTCAGACTGTGCGCCTGTATCCGATCCACCGTTAGGCTTCCCAGAATCCGGTCTTTGATTTTCAACGGGACGGCGATCCACGCCTTGGTCTGCGTCAGCAGGGCG